GAAATGAAAATTGAAATTAAAGGCTTTACGCCTGAGCAAACATCTGATTTTCAGAAGGCTTTCGATAGTCTTTCAGATGAGATGCAAAACGCAGTAGCTGACAAAATTAAAGGCCTTGCAGGTAAAGAGGCCTTGGAAGAAGTAAAAGGACTTCTGAAAACCGATGATGGGAAAGATAAATTTTCCGAGTTGCAAAAATCAATTGATGACCTTGTTTTGGACGTTAAGAAATTCGAAGGTATGAAAAAGAAAGAGGAAAAGGAGATGACTCTTGACCAGTCAGTTAAAGAGCTGATTAGCTCTGATGAGTTTAAAAATGCAAAAAAGGACGGATTCCGTTCGAAAAGCAATTTCGAGATTAAAGCGGACACCTCCGATATTACCGGAACCGTGAACATGACCAGACAGAATTTGTCTGTAAACTTTGGCCCCGAAAGAGCCATTTCGTTTTTGACTCAGGTAAACACTGGAACTGTTGGACAGGATAAAAACCGGATTCTTTGGGTCGAAGGTGCATATACTTCGAATGTGGGCTATGTTGGAGAAGGAACCGGACAGGCTACTGCTGACGCTGGTACCGCTACCGAGAAAACTCGTGCAATGGCTAAAATATCAGCAAAGCTTCCATTGACCGCAGAGTTATTGGAAGATGCCGATTACATTGCTTCGGCCTTCCGTATGAAAATGCAGGAACGCGCATTGCAATTTACCGATCTTGAAGTTTATTCAGGTGACGGCTCTGACGGCGTGAATCCTAACCATATATATGGGATCGTAGGTCACGCAACCGCTTATTCTGCAACCACTACCGGAGCCAATGATGGAGTGAATGGTACCATTGCGAATGCCAATATTGGGGACTTGGTGGACGATGCAATCCTGCAAGCTGAATTGAGCGAGCAAAGAGGGTTGGACACTTTGGCGATTCATCCGAAAACTTTCCAAAAATTCAAATATGCAAAGGCCACAGACGGTCAGTATTTATTTGTGAAAGACGTTAACGGGAATTACACGATTTCAGGATTACGTGTAATTAAATCGACCGCCGTAACAGCCAACACTTTGACTGTTTACGATTCGATGAAAGTTCAGTTGTGGTGGAAACGTAACGTTGAGGTTAAGTTTAGCCAAATGAACGGAACTGATTTTGTTGATGACGCTTACACCGCCGTTCTTTTCTTAAGAGCCCAGGTATTGGTGGAAGGACCCGACAAAACTGCACTTATCCACGTTGCAGACGTTGACGCTTCAATTACCGCTATTACAGCACCGTAATATTAACCGTATTTGGAACAAAGGGGAGGATCGTTTCCTCCCTACGGTTCAAACTTAAAATCATAGCATTATGTATAAAGTTATCAAGGAGTTTGCAGGGGTGAAAGTCGGAACGGAAATGCCTATCCGAAAAGATCAAGTAAAATATATGATTGAGGCCGGATACATCGAACCGATTGAGCCGGAAGTAAAAAGCCGAAAAAAGAAAATTGACAAAACCAAAATTGAAACGAAATGAAAAAAGTAAAAATATTACGGCCAATTTACGGACAGTCGGTGGGGAAAATCATTCCGTTAAAAGACGAACAGGCCGATTATGCGGTAAAGATTAAGGCCGCAAGCTATGTGGTAGACAAGAAAAAATCAAAGTAAAATGGACATCAAGATAACGCCAACCGGATCCGAGCCGATTACTTTAGACGATGTGAAGCTGTATTGCAAAATCGACTACACAGCCGAGGACGCGCTTATTACTTCGCTGATTGGCTCGGTACGTGGGCAAATTGAGAAGTTTTTAGGCAGGTCGCTGATTGCATCAACAATCGAACTATATACCGATTATCTTCCTGACGAAATAAGGCTACCATATCCTGAGCATGACGCGATTACGGAGGTTAAGATCAACGGCACGGTATCGACTGACTACACGGAAAAAGGTCTGACGAAATTAATTGTAATTCCTTCCACTACTTACACCTTATCGGAAGATGTGGCAGAAAGTTTTTACGTGAAATACACCACTACTGGGAAATGCTCGGAAGCCGTCAAGACTGAAATGCTTCGACTGATTGACGAGAAATACCGGAATCGGGGAAATACTTTTGTTGGGTCGACTACCGAGTTATCAGAAAACACCTACGCTAATTTAAGGCAGTTTTGCGAAATGTAATTAATACCTTGAATAATGAACAATACCGGCCAATATAACAGAAGAATAACGCACTACCGCCACGGAGCAGAAACGCCTGACGGTATGGGAGGTTTTATATTTGCCGATCCGACAGTAACAGAAGTATGGTGTAGGGCGCGGCAGTTAAGCATGGGCCAGAAATTCAATTATGGGCTGGAATCGGGAACAGTGACTTATGATTTTCGGTTTAAATATCTGACTGCAGAAGGTTTCTTATTTGTCGACTGGTTTGTTTATGAAGGAAGTAAGTTTATTATTTCGGAAATTACAAACCTTGGGGATAAAGATCAGGAGATAAGTATTATAGCACGAAAAGACACGACAGCAAATGGCTAAAGATGGGATCAGCATAGAAATTGATAAAGCCAGCCGCGCCAATTTGGAACGGCAATTTTCTCTATTAGGGACGACCATTGATAAAGCCAGCCCGAAAGCGATATTTAAGGTGTTGATGAAAATTCGATCTTATGCGATGCTTAGATTAACGGGGATGGGTCACGTTGTTACATCTCGTTTGAAAAACTCAATTTATGTAGAAATGGGAGACCCCAGAATTAACACCGAGCTACCCAAAACATACACAGACGAATCAGAGCCGCCAAAGAGCTATAATGCTGAGCTGAAAACAGTTAGATTAAAAGAGAACGAGGGTGCAGTTGGGACAAATGTATCTTACGCAGCAGGAATTGAATTTGGATTTGCACCTCATGTTATTAGGGCAAAAGATGCAAAAGTTTTAGGAACTCCGAAAACTGGATTTTTTGGTAAGCAAGTAAATCACCCCGGCTTTGCTGGGGATAGCTACCTATATTGGGCGTTGAAAAATGTAGATGTGACAAGTATTACGGGTGAAGATTTGCGAGAGGTTGTAAATAACGTGGCAAACAGTAAATTTAGGATTTAAACCAATGAAAGACGCAAGACAAGCATTAGTAACAGGATTGCATACGTCACTTACCGACGCTTGTAATGCTTCCGTATATAGCCGAATGCCGAAGGCCGCCGATATTACCTACCCCTATATACAAATTGGTGATATTTACGATGAGGAAAGTGGCCCAAAAGATCAATTTCTTTTTAACTATGACGTTTTAATTAACGTCGTTTATAAAGATCAATCATCATTAACCGCATTTTTCGCAGATATCAATAACGTAAAAAGCACGGTAAACAATAACGTGCCTTTTAGTATAGGGTCTGATTTTCGAATAATTGAATCTACTTTAACAACAGCATCTACAACCGAGTTTGAAGATGCAGACGGCACCATATTAAACGTGGCCGCCGTCCGTGTGATGTTTTACATTGCTCAATCCACATAGCCAGTACCATCGCAAACCTCGCATTCATCTACACAACGTTCATCTTCTGGTAATGTTTCCCAAACTTCAAACGATACCTCGCCATGTTCGGCACTTACATATATTCTCCCATTATCGCAATTTGGGCACTCTTCCTGCTCCGGTTCTTCCGAACATACCGGACAGCCAAAATAGCCGTTACATATTTCGCACATAATAACCCCTCCGTAATTGTTTTACATTAAATTCTTTTTCGATGTCTGCTTCCGTTAGTGTCTTGAATATTGACGCAGCAGTGACAAATGGTAGTTGAAATTCTGCCATGAATTGTCTTAGTAGTTCGTTTTTTGTTATCATTTTGATGTTGTTTTCAGCAAAAGTATAAAACACATAAGCCTATGCAAGTTTTTTATGATGTTGTAAAACATGTTTTTAATTTATAACTTGCAAACATTAAAGGGTTCTTATCAGTGCCCGAAAAATGAATTTTAACGTTAAAAAATAATATCATGGCAAAAGATGTAGGTTCTTTAGTTTTTCTTACAATCGAGGGTAAGCTCTTAGTCGGGCAAACTTCGCTATCATATTCCAGCGCTTGCGATATGATAGATATTTCCTCAAAGGATTCCGGCAGACACCGCGAATTTGCAGCGGGGAAAATTAGTAAAACCTTTTCAGTTAGTGGAATTGGCTCGACTACGAAAGAGGCAACAAATGAGGGGTATTTTGAATTAGAAGCTAAGCAAGATGCAGGTTTATCAGTTCCTTTTGTAATTACAAAATATACAGATGAAACCGCCACCACTCCGGTAGGGGGTGATGAATCTAAAGCGGGAGCTGCTTTTATCTCAAATCTTAACTATGATGCGAACGACAATGAAGCCATTTCATTCTCGGCAGACTTTCAGATAACTGGAAAACCAACCGTATCAACAAATCAGGCCACATAGTAAATAAAATCACCTCCTCGTAATTTCGGGGAGGTGATTTTTACCTTTCTTAAAACTTAATTTCATGCGAAAAACAGACGCGAAACCACACAACGAGGTGATTATTAAATTGCCTTTTCGTAAGACATTCGGCTTATTTTCAATTTCACCAAAACGAAAAATCGGGTTTATTTTTGATAATTACGTGGTGCATAAGGTATTCATTAACTCAGGTGCGAAAAACGGCAAAGAGTTCGAAGAGTGGGCAAAGATCGACAACGGGACATTGCGAAACTTCGAGTTTATGTATTGCGCCGCCGTGCGTTACAGGGAGTTAATTCGCAAACCGGACAATTTTACCCGGGTAAGCCTTAAGCGGGCATTGACAGAAGCAACAGCCGACCAGGTGAAACTATTGGCCGAATGTGTGAAAAGGTCGGAAATGTATGGAGCCACGTTTAAAAAAAAACAAGCGACACGCAAGAAGAAGAAAGTCTAACCCCCGATAAAGAATACGAACTTTGCATAAGTAAGATAGGAATTGCCCCCGATAAATACTGGCACATGACATCAGTCGAAACATATTCTATCGTTCAAGGCTGGCTTTATAGTATGGAACGCCGTTCGGCAGACTTCCGAGAATTATACACTTTGCAGTTTAATCAGTGGTCGAAAATCAAAAAGCGACAGCCGCAAGTTTGGCCGCTGCCGTTGATTGATGGCCGTGTGTCCCGTTTTGAGACTGCCGAAGAGGAGTATAAATGGAGGGAGAAAATGATTAAGTGGGCAGAGAACAAGAAGCTGTTCGCTTAACCGCTATATCCTTATCGGTTGCAAAACATGTTATAAAACATTAAATTTAGCAAAAATACATTTCCATGAAGTTAGCGGATCTTTTCATAAAATTGGGACTAAAAAAGGACGGGTTCGACCGTGGTATTGACGGTGCGAAACAGAAAACAAATGCGTTTAGTTCTGCCGTTAAGAAGATCGGCGGAATTATGGCAGGGGCTTTTGCAGTCGAACGGATTTTCTCATTCGGAAAAGAGCTACTAGAATTGGGGGGTATTGCCGAGGGTGTAGAGGCCGCCTTTAAACGAATTGCAGGTGTAAACACCCTTAACGATCTTAAGGATGCAACGCGCGGAACGGTTTCGGAACTGGAATTAATGAAGCGCGCTGTTTCTGCTCAAAACCTTGGGCTTCCTGTCGAGAATCTTGCAAACCTTTTTGAATTTGCCACTAAACGCGCACAAGATACGGGGGAATCAGTTGATTACCTTGTCAACTCAATTGTTACTGGTATTGGGCGAAAATCTCCGTTAATACTTGATAACCTTGGAATTTCAGCCATACAGCTACGTGAAAAACTAAAAGGTGTAGGTATGGAATCGGCTAGTGTTGCGGAAGTTGCCGCTGCCGTTGGTGAAATCGCAGCAGATTCAATGCGAGAATCGGGGGAGATTATTGATACTAATGCAATCAAGTTGCAAAAATTAAAAGCAGGATGGGATGATTTGAAAAAATCAATTGCAACAAGTGATACAGTAGTCAGATATTTTTCAGATCAACTTGACGGAATTTCAATAATGGCAAAGGTGTTAACTTCTGACCAAATTTCAGGATGGGAAAAGTTAAGATCAACATTATTTGACAATAAAGAGGAGGCGCGAAAATTAGGTGACGAATTAGAGAAAATTGCGAAAACAAATAAACAAGGATTAGGGGTTGCCGATTCACCTAAACCATTCGATGGGATAGGTAAATCGCTAGATGACATATTGCCAAAATGGGAAAAACAAGGTACTTATCTAGAGGCGTTGCAAATCCTATTAAAAGAAAATAAAAACGACCTCGATAAGTTGATGCAAACAGGGGGTAAATTCCATGGTGAGAAAAGCGCAGAAGATTTTATAAAAAAAGTAGACGAACTAAAGAAAAAAATTGATGAATTAGAAAAGAAAATAAAAACTGCTACCTTTTCACGCGATGAAACATCCATGACTTCTATTTCATCACGCGGGACATCCCAAGATGAATTATCTGCATTAATACCAGATTTAGCGGTTCCAGACACATCTACTTTAGATTCGTTAGATAATTTCAGAAATAAATTAAATGAGAAATATGCAAATCTAATAGATGACGAAACGTTATCAAAAATGAAGGAGCGTTTCGATATTACCGAACAATTTCTAAGTGATTTCAGTTCTGCATTTATTACAGGAATTTCCGATATGCTTACTCAGGTTTCATCGGCATTAGGTGAAGCTATCGCAGGCGGAGGCTGGGATAATTTCGGGGAAGCAGTATTACAGTCAATAGGTGGGTTTCTTCAACAAATGGGTGGGTTAATGATTGCCTACGGGGTGTTTATGGCTCTGTTTGACAAGGCAATTAAAGCGGGTCCCATTGGTTGGCCTTTGGCTATTGCTGCTGGTATTGGATTAGTGGCCGCTGGTGCTGCTATTTCTTCACTTGCTTCCGGTGGTGTAAGCGGGGCATCAACAGGCTACTCAGGCGCAACCTCATCAAGCAACTCATCATCTGCCGCCATAAACGGAGACGTTCGGTTTGTTTTGGAAGGTGATAAATTAGTAGGGGCAATAGATAACAGTCGTTCACGCAGAAGATTAACAAGCTAATGGCATATCAGAAAAAATACTACTTCACATTTAAGCAGATCGGTACAGACATCGTCAATACGGTCGAAATTTGGCAGGACACCGCCGAAGTATTGACAGCCGAAGAAGTTATCGGCATGGCCTCACCGTTCACATCTGAGTTAAATGATTTAGATCATAAGTTTTCGCCAGTACTCGGGCAAGGGTGTGAGATTGGGTTACTTTCCGAAACAGATCGAAAGTTTTTCAACGGCCTTTATCATGTCGATGCACAGGAATTTATGGTAAAGCATTACCTTGGGTCAGACTTGAATTATATCGGGTACCTTAATTCTGAAATGTACATCGAGCCCTATGATAGTTCCGTAAATTACGGCACGTCAATAACGGGGAATGATGGGCTTGCTATTGCTGACCGGTTTACATTTGTTCAGGACGATGAATCGCACTATACTGAACTGCTTACCGAATGGGATATTTTAATGATATGTCTGAACAAAATCGGGCTTCCGTGGGATGAGATACGCATATGTATTTCAACTGATTTCGCAGGCTTTTCAAATTCGCCAAACGTTACAGTTTTGCACGAGACTTACATTTCAGCGGCAAACTATTATGATGAGGACGACTTTCCGATGACTATTCGGGAGGTTATGGAATCAATTCTACAGCCATACGGGGCGCAGTTGCTAATTCGCAACGGTCACGTTTATATTATCGACATACATTCGCGGACAATTGGAATAGATTCCGGCTTTGCTACACCGCCTGTATTTAAGCGGTTTAATTTTGCGACAGGGGCTTACATTAGTGATTTAGGTATTTCGATAAATAAAGTTATTCAGTCAATAGGATATTCAGGCACCGGTCAATCCATTGAATTGTCGGGTGGAGTGAATAAGCAAGTTGTTTCATATAGCCCTTACCCGACCGACACCGTTATTAATAACACCCTGGTTGGGTTGGATGAATTTTCAGTCATTCCAGCAACTTGGACGGCACGACAAGATTATTTTTTCAAAATACTTACTGAAAACATTTTCTTGCAGCTAAATGTTTCATATACAGATGCTAACTTTGAATCCAGTTATTATGACGGGACGGTCGATGGCCGTTCAGTTCAAAATAATTATGACGGGTATTTACGCTATCAGGCTGCGGCACTTCCGGCTGATATTGCCGAATTTAAAAATCCTTATTATGTAAGCATTTCAAGTAAGCCGACAATAACGGTAGATGGTGAATTACAAGGGGCTAGTATTGCTATTAAGTTTGATTATCTGCCAACTTTTACCGATTCGAAAGTTTACAGGTATATGGTTAAGGAAAGCGGACATTTAGCGTTAAGGCTTTATTTCAAGCTAAGTATCGGCAATCTTTTCTATGACGGGGAGACGGGAAACTGGGTAGCTGACAGCTCGAAAAGTTTCTATCTTGAATTTGAAGATCGTTCGTTAGAAGCATGGTATAATGTCGAACATCTTATTAATGTTGGGGATGTCGATTCTGACGTCCTTTTGTCTGGGGACTTGAATTTTTATATTACATCAAAAGTTGAATATTATAGAATAATAAAGGGTCCAGATAATAACTCATGGGAATCTGCTGATGCTATCTATAACTCAAGCAGATGGCGACAGATAATGATTTGGATTAAAAATCTAAACATTGACGTAAAAAATTCGGATAGCACTGACATACCAGATGATGATGTTGAGTATGTAGGTATTTTGAACGAAAAATTTAAGAATGCAGGGGAAAAAATTGAGCTAACAACGGGGACGGATACTTATTCATCCGACCGGGCAAAGATGCTATATTTCAATGGAATTGATTTCAAGTCAATAAAAGAATGGACGCGTGCCGGTCAAACTTACAAAATCGAGGAACTGTTTTTAAATTCATTAGTGTCAAATTATCGCTTTGGATTTATTAAGCTCAACAATATGCGGTTGCGGCAATCTTTTGACATCTTGAACGTGTTTACCGATAACAATATCCCAGGTAAAGTTTTCATGCTTAAATCGGCTAAATTTGACTATGAGATGAATGATGTTGAATGTTCATTTTGGGAGGTTTCGCCCGACCGTTTAACAATCGTAAAATAACAGATAATGACTGATATAAAAGTTTCGACATTAAGCGTCCCGAGGGTACCGAGAAATAAAAGGATTTATTCGGAATACAAAACCGAACGGATTTCAATCGGCACTCCCTCCGAATTTGTCGATACTCAGCGAAATATTCAGGCCAACATCTTAAGTTATGATTTGGGGGATTTTGCAACAAGAATAATTACAGTAGACTTTCAAACTCCTTTCCTTGAACGCCCGATTGGATGGGTAAAAACTTACCGATACGAACCGCGATCAGGTGGGGGTTTTTTTTACACAAATGCGATTCACTACGTTAATAGTATAGATTGGCTAAATGAGTTGGGCTTTGAAATTATCGTTGAGAATTATGAAGCGTTAACGGGGTTGTTTGTTGAGTATAGCTTTGTTGAGCGAATTGATGATGAAGAGTAAATTAAGCATAAAGGCGTAAGGGCAAAAATTAAGTAACAGAAAAAATAAAAATATGAAAACCAGGTTATTAATTGCATTGATGTTTGTTTGTTCGATTTCATTCGGGCAAAATGTGACAGGGAATTACGTTCGCAGCCGCACGGTTTATTATACCGATACAACCTACACCCCAACAGGAACAGAGCCGACAGGAACGAGTTACTGGGACAAAGAAGAAGAAACATTCTCGGATGTATTAGAAAACGATGTAATTGGGCAGCGGTATAAAGAACTATTTGCCACAGGACAAAATAACACGGGGGCTACAATCCAAAACGGAACTCCTATAATGTATGCAGGATCAATTGGCAATAGTGGGAATGTAAGAATAAAACCAGCGAGTTTTCTCAGCACAACTCCTGTTCTATATTTTATTGGAGTTGCAACATCAGACATTCCAAACGATTCGGTCGGTAATATAACAACTTATGGCAAGGTTAGGGGTATTCAAACTGATGGCGCGAATTATGGAGAAACATGGACTGACAGTACTATTATTTACCCTATCAACGGAGGTTGGACTAAGGTTGCACCAGAAGCTCCAATACCTGCAATTCCCGCAGCAGTGGTTATTTCTGCGCATCCTAGTAATGGAACTATTCTGGTTAGACCAGAACTTCCACAAAGATTGACAGAGTTGGCCGATGTAAATGGAATACCGTTAACTGAAACAGGCCAATTCCCTGTGTGGGACAATGATAATAAGTATTTCGACTTTAATTACAGAATCTCTAATGAGGTTTATTCGGATTTATGGGATGGCAAAGATACAGTTATTGCTACCTTCGATAACCTTCGCGATAAGTTTTTTTTATTGGAGACCGACATCTCCACCAACCAACAAGCAATAATTGACAGTTCAGCTAGTTTGCAAGGGCAGATTGATTTGAATACTACTCACAGGATTTCCGATAATGATTTAGACAATACAAACGAATTACAAACTATCTCAAAAGTAGGCAGTACCGTAACTTTATCCAATGGTGGGGGTTCATTTACAGATGCGGTTGATGATGCTGATAATAGTGCTACAAACGAATTGCAGGATTTAAGTTTAGGAACGCAATCAGGGACTAATATCCCTGTAAATATTTCAAGCGGCACAGGAGTAACTATTAATGTGGCTGACAATGATAACAGTTCAACTAATGAGATTCAGAATATTAGCACAACAGGAGCAGCAGGAAATATATCAATCTCAAACGGTTCAACATTAAACTTAAATGTAAATGATGCAGATAATGTAATTGGAAATGAATACCAAGATTTATCAGATTCTAAAGTAGGGGAAAACGTAACAGTTAGCATTACAAATGGAACAGATGCCACATTTAGTGTGGCTGACAATGATAACGACCCCAATAACGAGATACAAGATATTTCAGGTATAAGTATAAATACAGATTCAATTACTTCACACCGTTTAGATATCAATCAGAATGCTTCTGAGATTGACGTATTACAAGCAAGTTCACACCCACTTTTAACCAAAACGGGAGCAGGAACTTACGTAAGTTTGAATGAAGCAACCCAAATACTAACGGTTGACCAGATTGATTTAACAACAGACGTAACAGGTCTTTTGCCAGATGGGAATATTGCTAGTGCTTCGGCTTGGAACGCCAAACAGGACGCATTAACAGCAGGTAATCAATTGTCATTTAGCGGTAATACTTTAAATGTATTAGATGGTTCAGGTAGTGGTTTAGATGCTGATTTACTGGATGGGCTGCATGGTAATCAATTTGTAAGGTCTGATGTTGATGACAAAAAAATCGGACATTTTACTATCATCAGTGGGGCGTCAGAAAGTGAACTTGCGGAGGTAGCTCCATCTAGTGCTGGACAGCTAAGGATAAAGTCCGGGAATAATGGTATGAGCATTGGGTTAGATGATGTTGTGAACTCTCGGTCTGCTTGGATTCAAGTTGGTCATTATGATGATGCATACCCATCATCAGTTATACAAGGTACTTTAAAGTTAAACCCCCAAGGCGGTGACGTTAAAATTAATGGCTATACAGCCTATCATTCAGGAAACCTTAACTTATGGAACGGTTCAGAAGATTTAGACGTAAATAGTATTGAAACCACATTAGATGGAAACTCAACTGATTGGAACGCCAAACAGGACGCATTAACAG